TCGCAATTATGTTGATGTGCAAGCTGGTTTGACTATTTTGGGAGTCATTAGTGCTTTCGTTGTTGGAGCTGTAGGCCCCATAATGTTAACAGTGATTGCAGTCATGTGTCACCGATTGGCCCAATTCATTAATCCCTCCACTCTTCCAGAATTTGGCGAACCTGACCTCCAGGCTTGTATCGACAAGATAGCTTTAGCTGGCTATTCTGTTCATCTCAAGCCCCTCGAAAAGGTGCTTGATGAGCAGGTGGCATCTAAAGACGAAGATAAAGACAAGAAACCTAAGAAGGTTCAAGTCGATAACTTCAGCCGAAGGATGCGTATGGATTTAGCCAGGCAAGGCGCAAATGACGCTAGTACTATTAAGATTACTCGTAACCAATATGCCCTTTTCTCTCAGATGGGTACTAAGATTGGTGAAGGTACCTTCATAGGTGGACAAGTTATGGTCCTCCCTTACCATGTGTACAAAAGTATGCGTACTTTCCGGGCCCTACCCCTTGTGTCCGAAAATAACCCCTCCTATGATCTGCCCGCTTCAAACATGGCCCTCATTGAGTTTGATGAAGCAAATGATACTGCTTACATAATGATCAAAGGTGTCCAAAATAGGGCCAACATTTCCTCCTTCATCATGGATCCTGCCAGTCTCGAGCAAACTTTGGTAATGGAACGTTGTATGATATCCTTCTGGGACAATAATCCCGGCTGTAAAGTCGATGGTGATTTTGTTCCTATTGGAGACGTGCGTCCCGTTCTCAAACCCCGCAAGTTGTACAAAACTGCGGAGTCCATAATCGAAAAGCATGGTTCTTATCTTTGGAAAGGTAATTATGCCGGGGCTTGTGGAGCACTCATTATGTCTTATGTGGCAAATGTTCCCACGGTTGTCGGTATGCACGTAGGTGGTTCAAACCAAGGTCAGTGCGCTTGTGTTTTCTTCGATAGGAAGATAGCAAAGTCCATTATGCCTGGGCCTGATCAGTTGCCCAAGTACCGCATGGATCCTGCCACTATGGCCTTCGTTCATGATGATCCCGTTCATGGAATGTACGAGTTTACTCAGCAAGGTTTTGTCACTCCGATTAAAACCATAGCCACAGATTCAACGGTTTATAGACCTACTCCCTTCTCTGACTTTGGATTTAAAGGTGGAGCTCCCAAAATTCCTGCTGATCTCACTTATGACGCCCTTGAAAACGCCCTTGAAAAAGACAAACGCATGGACGTCGTTCTTGAGTTCAAGCCTGAAGCACACAGACTCATCGAAGAGCATGCAGAAATAATAGTAGCGAAATTTCTTCCACTTGGGAAAAATACCGTTGCTGGCTGCAAAACTCTTAGCTTTGAGCAATCTATGTATGGTTACAAAAACTTAGATAGATTCGATGCTTCTTCCTCTCGTGGACTTCGCCTGAAACATTGGCAAATTAAAAAGGATTCTCTCTTTGATACTGAAACTCCGCGCGATCCCATCGCCGTAGCTTTCGTCAAGAGGAAGGTCCAACAGATAGTTGATTCCTTCGCACAAGGGAATTATACTTATCAACTTAATGTGCAGAAACTCAAAGATGAACTCCGATCCTTGGAAAGAGTAGCCGCTAAAATGAGTCGTATCTTTAATATCACTGATTTTATTGACAACGTACTCATCAAGATGGCCCTAGGCGATTTAGTTTCTAAAACTAAAGGTCAATTCTTGCATGGACCTGCAGCCTGTGGAACGAACCCTCGAGGTGATTCCTGGAGAATGCTTTTTCTTCGGTACCTACATCTCCGAGTTCTTTTTGCCGACGTCAGTGGATTTGATTCTACTCACACGAATTTGATTTTCCCCGTCATCAGAGTCCTTCTAACTTATGCTTACAACGATATATTTCAAAGGCAATTTGCTTTTTGGGCTATAATCAGTTGTTTGTATGGTTTGCGGTTTAATCTTGGAAAAGGTTTTGCTGCCCAGAGGGGAAACAGCTCCGGAAATTGGATCACTACTTGGCTAAATACTTTAGTCAACCTGTGCTATTTCTGTGTTGCTGTTGCATCTATGGCGGAGAAGAATGGAGCTGATCCCAATAAAGTCCTCGAAGAGCTCATTATAGATCTGTATTCAGATGATAATTTGAGTTCCGTTCCTTACGAGTGGTACACTGCAAGTGCACTCTCCAAGGAATTTCAAGACCTTTTTGGAATTAAACTTACTTCTGTCGACAAAGGCGAACTTAACGATGCTCAAGGTTTAGGTTTCATAACTGATGCCGAGTTTTTGTCCCGTAGGTTTGTCGTTGACGACGGACTTCTTCTAGCCCCCCTGTCCGAAGACAGTTTACTTGCCCAATTGTATTACGTTCGTGTCCCACGTAAATTCAATGGTGGCTCTGCTTATATTATGAAGCAGTTGCAGCAAAATCTCGACAACGTTAGTTCAGAGTTGTTCGAGTGGACTCCTCCAGATGCTGAGAAAATGGCATCACAAATCATCGCTTTTATTAGCGAACACAACTTACCTTTGCGTTTTGATTATCAAGCAAATGTCCATCGGGCAGATGTTAGATATCTCTAAAACGCATCGGTGCTGCATCACCTAAAACTGCGCAAACAAAGCTGTGGATCAGCATTTATTCAACGTAGCTCGTGAGCAACCCCACACCTGTCTTAG